GGACGACCTCGAGGTTCTGCCCCTTGACCTCCATGAGCGCCCGAGTGCGGACGCCGCCCTCGAAGAGGATGGAGTCGGAGGCGCGCAGGACGAGGATGGTGTCCTGGTTCGTGCCCGCGCCGAGGTTCGTGGGGATGTTCGGGTCCGTGATGACCGGAAGGCCCTGCACGTTGCCGACCACGCCCTGCGAGGCGACCTCGGAGAGGATGCCGCCCGCGTTGACCGGCCCCTGCACGTTCGGCAGGAACAGCGGACGGCCCTGCGAGTCGCGCGCGGCGAGCAGACCGCCCCAGCGGCGGGGGTGCATGATGATCGCCGTCGGCGGCTGGTAGCGGCCCGTGTGGACGAGCTGGATCGCGTTCGCGATCGCGGCGTACATCGTGCCAGCGTTCTGCGTGGTGTCCGAGTAGGTCACCGTCTGGATGCCCGAGGTGTTCAGGATGCCGAGCACCTGACCAGCCGAGCCGGAGCCGCTGATGACCTGCAGGTCGAGGCGCTGGTTGTAGTCAGCGACGAGATCCTGGAAGACCACCTGGTCGAAGTTGACCGGGCTCTGCTCGATGAGCTGGAGTGCGATCGACTGCTGGCCGGCGATGGTCTTGACGCCAGCCTGCACCGACGTGTCGGTGAGGTCCGTCTCGTTCACAGCCGCGTTGTCCGCCGTCTGGACCGCCGTGGCGGTTCCGGTGGCGATCTTCGGGATGTTGATCGAGTCGGTGCCGCCGGGGAGCGCCTGGTTCGACACGGCGTTCGCGGTCGCGCGTCCCGGACGGGCGAGCGCGATCCACTCGTTCATCATCCAGAGCGGGGGAGCGAAGTAACCGCCGGTGCCATCGGTGCGGTTCAGGTCGGCACGGGTTTCGACCTCAAGCTCGCGAGCGTGGCGCTCGAGGCGTGCGCGGGCGGTGCCGTCGTCGCGCATCGAGGAGACCATGGCGAGATCCTTGAAGTAGGACCGGCCGTTGCCCTTCTCGTAGGTCACGCCCTCCTTGGTGACCTCGACGCTCTGGCGGGCCTTGCGGACCGCGATCGCGCCGGCGGTCAGCGTGGTCTCACGCTGGCGCTCCTCCACGAGCGGGTTGATGCGCTCGTCGAGGCTCTTGAGCACCTCGTCCTTCTCGGCGATCTGAGAGGTGAGGGTGCGGAACTCGGTGTCTTCCTCTTCCGAGAGATCCTCGCGGACCTCCTGCTCGGCGAGGTCGGTGATTGCCTTGCGCTTGGCCACGAGGCCCTCGCGCGCCTTCGCCTCGGCCTCGCGCTTGGCGAGGAGGCGGGTAAGCAGTTCGTCGCTCACGACTGAACTCCTGTTTCTGCCCCGATGGGCAAGAAGGGATGTGGACGTGCCGCCCTGCAGCTCGCTCCGCGTCCCAGTGCCAGGGCACGACGGAGACCCCGCGCTCCAGTGCCAGGAGCCGGGGTGGGGGTTCGTCGGGATTGGGGGTCTTAGATGTCCGCCGCGAGGCGCTTGGCCTCGGCGAGGCTTAGCGTCCTCTGCTTCGGCGGGTCGATCCGCTGCGCGATCTTCGCGAGTCGGACCTTGGCGGCTGCGCGCTGATCCGGGGTCATATCAAGGCTGCGGAGCTCGGAGAGCGCCTCTTCCTCGTCGAGGCCGGAGACGTACTCCAGCGCCCGGAGCATGTTGATCTCGAGGCTGGTGGCCGGGTTCGCCCCGAAGTTCACGATCGAGACGTCGCCGTGATGGAGGGAAACCTCAGTCAGGGTGCGGTATGCCCCCATGTCGTCGAGCTCGCCCTTGGCATTGCGCCACTCGTCGCGCTTCGTGATGAAGCCGAAGCTCATCTCCTCGAGGTCTCCGCGCTCCACCTTCGTCAGGACGCGCTGCACATCGGGGTCGCGCGTGTCGAGGTCGGAGTTGACGAGGAGGCCGTGAGAGTCGGTGTTGAGGTGCAGCGTCCCCGAGCGGGTGGCGGCCAGCGGGAGTCCCTCGTGGTTCACGAGGAGATGCACCGCAGGCTTGGCCTTGAGCGTCGCGTCGAACGCCTTCGGGTGGACTCGCTCCTCGAATCCGCCCTTGGACGGCCCGCCCCAGATGTCGTAGGGGGCATTGAAGACCGAGGCGTAGCCCGAGAAGTGGACGGTAGACCCTGCGTTGGCGCGAAACTCGAACTCCCCTATGGGGAGAGTCCGGCGCGCCGGGGCGTCGATAAGGCTCCGACGGTCCATCAGTTGCCCTCCTCGCTGGGGGTTTCCGAAGGGGTCTTCGGGGTTGCGGGCTTGAGGGTGCCGACCGGGTCCTCATCGAGGGTCCCGGCTCGGCCCTCCTGCACCATGACCTGCAGCGGCGTGTAGTCGTCGCCCATGTCCTCCGGAATCGGGGCCATGTCTTCCTTGGCGCGCTGCTCGTTGACGTTGGCGAAGCCGATGTTGCGCTGGATCTGGTAGATCTGGAACCGCGCCAGCGAGTCCATGCGGATCAGGCCGTCCGGGTTGAACTTCACGACATGCCCGCGGGGCGTCAGCTCCGAGAAGGCCGCCTCGAGCTTGTCCAGCCAGCCGCGCAGCGAGAACGAGACGAAGTTGATCCCGTGCTGCTCGACGTTGTGGTAAGTCATGCTCTTTCCGGTGTCGCCGCCGATCATCTCCGGCGGGATGCCGTAGACGACCGCGATCTGCGTCGCCGTCAGCCGCATCGTCTCGACGAACTGGGCGTCGGAGTGCGGGATGGTGAATGGCTCGTAGGACCAGTCGTTGCCGTAGACCAGGGGCTCATGGGAGCGGATGGCCTGCACGATGCGGGACTTGATCGCCTGGGCGTCGGCCTGCGAGACCGTCTGCTCCTTGTTCTGGAACTGCCCCGGCGGGATGCCGCCGCCCTTGAACCAGTCGGACTTGTACTGCATCGCATCGAGCCCGATGCCCACGCTCGAGGCATAGGCGCCGAGCGGCGATAGGCCCCACACGCGCCCCGGCATGGTGAACCACGGGATATGGACGACATCCTCGTTCGGGAGCTCGTGGCCCATGTAGGTGAAGATCGGATTGGTGTAGGAGCCGCGCTCGCCGAGGTTCGGGAGCGAGTCCTGCACGAAGACCAGTTCCGGCTTGAGCCACTCGATCCGCGTCGGGTACTCGAGGTAGTCGCGCTCAGTGATGACGCCGATCGCGTTGCCCGTGAAGGCGAGCGAGATCACGGCCCGGTAGATCCAGTCGTAGGCCGTCCCGGTCGCCGAAGGCTTGGCGAAAAGCGGCGAAAGCTTGGTGCGGACGCGCGAATCGCCGCGCATTGCGAACTCCTCGAGCGGAAGTCCGGCGCACGACGTCGCGAGGAGCCTCCCGGCGGCGAATACGGGGGCGAGGCGCACCGCCTCGAACTCCACGGCCTCGTTGACGACAGAGGGGCCATATCGCAGCGGGTAGTTCACCGAGGAGACGTCGAGGGTGCGCTCCTCCTGCTTGGCGGCCTTAGCCTTCTTCCGGAAGGGGTTGCTGAACAGAGCCAAGCGAGCGCCCCCTTAGAAGACAGAGTCGAGAAGGTTGTAGTTCCGCTTGCGGACGAGATGGGCGCGGGACTCGTAGGCCCAGCGCGCGAGGGTGATCGCCACCAGCGGCGACGTGTCCGACGCAGCGTCCTTGCGAGCCCAGACCAGCGAGTCCGCATTGACCTTCGTCTTCGCGCCGGCCACCGAGGCGTCGAGCTCCGACTGGCCCGCGTGCCGGAAGGCGGCCTGCTTGGCGGCGTCGAGGAATTGGCCGGTGGCCGCGGACATCTCGGACCAGGACGCGACCGCGAGGTCTCCGCGCTTGGGCTTGTCGGCGTCGTCGGGGCGCTTTATGCCGCGCTTGCCGAGGTCCACCTCGAGCGAGTCCGCCGTCGCCTTCCCCATCGCTACCGCGATCGGGTCGAGCTCCTTGAGCCAGACGGCAATGCGGTCGACGAGCCAGTCCGTGCCGGGCCGGTAGTCGACGATCTGGACGTGCCCGTAGCCGTCCTTGCGGAGGCCGTAGAGCCCGATGGCGGCATAGTCGCGCTCGGGGGCGATGTCGACGGCGATCGCGACGTCTCCGTCGCGCCGGGAGTCGCGGTCGAGCATCAGGCCGTTCCATGCGCCCA